TGTGCCATCATCAGACTGAAAATAAATGTCTCCGTCTTCTGTACGATTTTTAATGTACAAGTCGCCAGTATCATTTTGAATTGTACCAGTGCCACCACTGTGAACTATTTTTAGATCATTATCATCACCAAACTGAATTTCATGCGTGTCACCTAACTTAAGATCTCCAATAATTGTAGTATCTTGGCGAAGAGTAATACTATCTGCGGTATCTTCTTCAAAGGTTGCAAAATGTACTCCGCCTGCATAGATATCTATTTGATCATCTGTAAACTGTAGATAAGTATCTGTATCTCCTCTATGCGTTACTGTTTCATCAGTAGTTAAGTTACCGGAAGAAGAACCTCCAGTACTTTGCTCTACAGCTTCAAAAAGTACAGGAGTACCAGTACTATCATTTGCTCCTCCGTTTGATGATGAAAGGAAGACTGAACTTGCATTACCCCGTACTATCTTAACTCGAAAATCATAATCTGTATTATCATCTAATCCTGTAGTAAGAGTTGCTGTATAAGCTGCGTTAATATTATAATTAGTAGCATACTGAAGAAGAGTAGGAACGGCGTAAAAATCGTTTGCACTACTAATTGCAGGACCTACATGAGCCCAAGCACTAGAGCCTTCTGATGACTTTTTGGCTTCGAAACTGATAGTTATCTTAACATTGGAAGACCCTGCTGAATAGTTTAAAGGCCAGGAAAAAGAATCATTTATAATTGCTTCAAGAGTTACATTTTCTTCTCCATGAGCGGCACTACTAATTGTTATATATTTTGCAGCCTCTCCAAGATAGTGCCCGGAAGCATTACTGTAAAATCCTCCGCTTCCTGTGCCTTGTCGAGAATCGATTTGGCTCCATACTTCTTGTGTAAAAGCACCCGGACCCACCGAACCATCTACAATTGCTGAAGCAGGAATATTTGAGGGAAGAGTTGTATCTGATGTATTACTAAGATCAAGAGCTGTTGGAGCTAAAGTACCTTTTATACTTAGAGTTCCTTCTGATTGGTCAAAAAATACGTACTTGTGGGCGGCAATATCAGCAGAGGTGGCGTCTCCAAAAAATACATCGGCTTGAACGGGCTCTAATAATATTCCCTTGCCCGATACATCTGCTTCAGAAATTGAGGGAGGAGTTCCTCCATTGGTAATATTTACTTCACCTTTAAAATGCGCTGATCCATCGTTGTCAATTCTAAATTGTTCTGTACTAATTCGAGCGTTAGATCCATCGCTAAATAAAGTAATATCTCCAGAAGCCGCAAAAGTGCCGTCAGAACTTACTTTTGTACCTGCATAAATTGCATCAGAGTCAACAGTCCAACCACCAATTTCACCGTCGTCGGCTGTTACTGTTCCATTTACTTCTAAAGTTCCTTGATCTTGGTCAAAGAATACATAGCTTCCTGCCGAGTCTCCAAATAAAACGTCGCCATCGTTTTTCAAGAGAATACCTGCTCCAGCAAGAGTCGTACCGCTAATACTTGGAGTAGTTCCTCCTGAAGGAGTTACTACAAATTGTCCGCCTTCTAGAGTAAGATTTGTGCCGTCATACTTAAAGTTATCTCCTGTAGGGTCACCTACCTGAAATACGTGGTTACTGCCGTCCCATCCTAAAAAGAATCCTCCATTGCCGCTTCCAATTGAAGTAATTCCTGCATTAATAGTAGGAGTGCCTGTAGGATTATCAGGAAAAGTAACTCCGCCGTCGTTTATAGTAATTCCACTATTTATTTCGTCAGTAGTAATTGATATAGCGCTACCACTCACGCCGTTTGCATCTGAGCGCGGCTCATATTTAGAATTTTTTGTAATTGGATTGCCTAGAGAATTTGTCGTTCTTATAGAATACCGAATCCAATAGTACCGTGTCTGGTCCCCTGTGTCTAATAATATATCCGTGTATATTGTACCTTTAGTTGTTCCTATTAAAGTAGCGCCCGAGAATGAAGTAGTGTCTGACCTCCATACTTCTATGGTGTGAGTTGCTTCATTATAGTTATTGGCATTTGTCCAAGACAGATCAATGCCTCCTCCTCCATTAGAAGTAGCGGTAAGAGAAGTAGGTACACGTACTTCTACAGGAGGCCTTCCTCCAGATTCTTGAGCGTAGGACGCAACCAAATCTGACGCTGGAGCCTCAATTACATATGCATTGTCATTGTGCTCTTTTGCAACAATGTCTACGAGTAAGTCGTCCCGAGTACTTAAACTTTCAATGCGGAAAAGCTTTTTAGTCCAATTAAACTTATCATACGTAAGGGCTATAACATTTCCTGCGAGCAACATGTATCCGCGAGGAGCCATTGTAAAAGAAATATCTAAACCTGCTCTTGATTCATCAAGAACTTGTTTAATATTCATTCGGGCATTGAAATAGTTAGAAATGCCAGGCGCTTCGTAGCTTCCTTGACGAGGTATTCCTTTATCTTGCTTTTTATAATTAGAATTATAAAATGAAATTGACCTAGGCTCAAAGTTATTTGCTGGGTCAACTACTTGAGCATTTACAGAGTTAAAAGTTTTACTAATTCCTTTATCTGATATTTTTATATCGCCCACAATAAAGTCTTCAGTAATTATTTCATCTGAAGTAAAATCTGAAATATCTTTTGCTTTTACTTTCTGGTCAAGAAAATAAGTGCCATTTGCAAACCGCAGTATACCGTTAAACTGACGCAGCATACTATTAACATTATCAAATAAAGACTGCGAAGTATCCAGAGTCATATTTGTCTGATGTCGAGTAACAAATCTTTGATCGGGAGTGTCCCAGCCTAGATACTTCCAGTACTTAACGTCGTCTGAGTCATATAATGAGTACCCTGTGATAATATTATTATTAGAAAGTTTTTTAACAAAAGGATTGCCTAGATTAGTAGCTAGTGTTGTGTTTAAAGCAACATCTACTGCAGGATTACTTCCAACTTTTCTCAAGTTAATTACGTCTGTAGCAGCAGTAGTAGGCTCGTCAGCCATAACTCCTGTAGAAGGTGCTATTTTCCAGTTTCCTCCTTTAGTCCAAACAAGCTCGTTTGCTGAGTACGAATACCAGTTATTCCACTTTCTTCCTAGCTTTCCAATACAGTTTGTGAAGGTAACTTCTTTATAAGATTCATATATATTGTAAGTAATATCTTTTACACTACTTACTGTTCCTTCCCACAGTAAACTGCCTGTTGCAGGGTATCTATATTTCTCATCCACCGATACTGAGACAGTACTAGGTAGTATAACGGTTACTTCAGAAGCAGTATCACAAGAGCGCGCAACTTCTTTAAAAGAAGTAATATCTATGTCATTTTGTAAACTTAAACCCTTTCCATATCTATCATTTGTTAAATAATCCAATAACTGTATTGCAGGGTTGGTTGAAACTCGAAAGTCTCCCCACGACTCTATATCTAGATGAGTGCCCTGTACGCCATACTTATATTTTGTATTTGCAACAGTAAATCGAGGGTGCATACCCCTATTTAAACATAGTATGCTATTTGTATTACAAAACGTGCGAAGAGACGCAGTAGATGGCATACGTATACTATAATCATGTGGAACAACGTCTTCTTCGGTTATCTCTATAGTAACTCCTTCTGTGTCTGTAGGATTTAATGAATCCGACACATTTTGAGTAATTAAAGAACGGTTAACAAAATCACACCCAGTTGCCGTTACTGTAGTAGTACCCGCAGTGTTTGAAGGACTTCCAAATATGGCCTCCATTTCTCCTGCTATACCGGTTGCAACGTACTCCATCGTAGCCGCATCAATATCTGTCGCCCTAATTGTTAAGGTTGTAGTATAGGAGTTAGCTGTGAGGGTTAAGTCAAAAAGAGCAGAAGTCTCTTTGGCAACTTTTAAAACATCTTTGGTAAAAGTAGGAAGAGAGGAAAAATCAAGAGTGTAGCGATAGTTTTGTCGAGTTACTGGCTGACTTCCAATCATCTCAGGGCCGTCTTCCGTGTCTACATAAATAGGCTCGTATGTAGTAATTTCTGTAATTTTTCTTTCAATAGGCACACTTTTATTTGTAAAGTTTGAACCAGAGAATACAAAGCCTCCCACAGATAGTTCATCTGTAGGAGATACAGGTGCACTAGTATTGTTCGAATACTCTGGAGATAAAAAAGTTAGTGTATTAGAGTTTTTTGTAATACTAAACTTACCTATGTCTCCATTCGTTATAATAGAAGCTTCAGTTGTAGCACTTGAAAAGTCTCCTAGACGTATTCTATATTCTATTAGGCTTGATGCGTTTAGAAAAGACCACTTATCAACAATGCGTGCAGTACCCCCAGAAGTAGTTCCATCTGCTAAAGTAATAGATACTTCGTCCCCCAACTCAAAATTTGTATGCAGCCCGTTAGAAATTCTATAAGAACCATCATAGTTATGGCAATCTATAAACTTTCCGCGCACAACAAAAGAGAGCTCCGGAGCTTTTCCGTCCTCCGCCGTAATACTATCGCGTGTAACAATGTATGCAGTATCTAACAGCTTGTGATTTGCTGTCCAATACGTGCTCGCATCGTCTTGATAATACTGTTGTTGTACTAAAAAATCTGTTGAGTTTGCTATTCCGAGTAGTGTCTGGTTTGCTTCTTGATCTTCTCTTCCTGCATGTACAGTTATTTGTATGTCATTTGCAAGAGTTGCTCGAAAACTTTGTTCGTGCAATATTCCATTTTTACCTGAAGTACCTATAGCGGAAAAGTTCGTATCTGGAGTATTAAGACGAGGAAATTGCATAATTACATTTGGGTCATATCTCCAAATATCTGTATTCTCTAAATCTTCCGTGCTGCCGTAAAGAATTTCACTCATTGGAGTATTTGTAAACAAGTTTCCGCCGGTTAAAACGTCTCCTCGATCCATTCTTCCAAAACATGGAATATCGTCTGCACTTCCTAGCCTTACGTCGCTGTCTGCTCTGTCCCTACAAACCAGACTTTTGTCTTCCATATAAATATCGTAAACGCCGCCAATTGGCCCTTCACAAAGAACTTGGGCTTGAAATAATTCTGTTTTACCATTACTAACATTATCATCGGAATTATCGTCTTGAGTAATAACAACGTCAGCAAATACAGGAATTGTGTCTACTTTTTGTACTCCATAAACAACCGGAATGTACTTTGCCTCGAGGTTAAGAGAAAGATCTAGTTCTCGAGTTATTTCATATTTTTCTTCCTTATATTTTGTGCCTCCAAAGAATCCTGCTAATCCTCCTCTTTTTACACTTTTTCCTCGAGTAGCAATATCTGTATAAGTTGCTAGTACATTTAATGAGCTGTCCGCATGCATAAACCCAAGATCATTAACATACTCAGGACGAAGAGCAGAATCTTGATTTGAAAGACCTGAGCTATCTAATCCTCGGTGAAACTCGTCCGAAGTTATACGTCCGCTTACACGAATAAAGTCTCCCCAGTGGCTTGTAAGAGCCCATGTAATAGTAGAAGCTCCCTGCGCTTTTTCATTGAGAGTACCTTTTGCAATAATTCCTCTAAATAAAAGTACAGGCTCTCCTATACGAGCACCATCAGCAGGATCAGCAAAAACTCTGTAAATAGTTACAGATCTATTTATATAATTATCAAAACTTACAGAAGAAAATACTGTCTCTGAGCCCGAGTTGTCGGCTCCTCCAGCTACTAATGCGTCAACTTCAGAAGAATCAAATCTTATATCAAAAGAAACGGAAGAGTTTGCAACAATTGTAGTATCTTCAAGATTTGTAATTTTAACCTTTGTTCCGTCGCCAAATAAAGCATCTATTCTAGCTTTAAAACTTACGCTGGAGTCAGATCTTTTTGTAAATTTAACTATATCTCCTGCATAAAATCCAGATTTAAATAAATCAAAATTAACAGTTAGCTCTCCTGTGGCGTCAGAAGAAATTGCACTATTCGTTACAGAAACAGCATTTGCCTGCTTACCGAGTTTTGTTGCAGATAAAGTAAGAGAAAGACTAGTGGCTTTTGCTTCGGTATTCTCTGGAACTTTTCCTACTTTTAGTAGGCCTCCTGGAGTATAAGTTTGAGGATTATAATCTGCATGATTCTCGTCGTGCTCAGGATCATACTGTACTTCATAAGGAGCATCTGTTAGATATACGTAATCCGTGACTTTTTCTGCTTCACGAGCAAGTTGAGAAGGCTTCTCAAACTTGACAAGATGGTATACAAGCAAAGAATCATTATCTGCCAATGCATTTTTTATTTGAGGTGATATATTACGTAAAGCCATTATGAAAGTGTCTCTTCTAGTTTCACTGAAAAAGTGTAAAGTCCTTGCGCGTCGAGGCTATATTTAATATCGTTTCCTGGAACTATAACTCTCATACGAGGAGTTCCAAAGTTAGCTTGTTCTGTTCCGGATAGAGTTTCATCAATTTTTCGTTGAAGGGGTGGAGTAATTGTTATAGTATTTCCATCAATTTTTGTTACTTTATACGTTTTAACGTGAGTATCGTCGTTGGGATCTGTAATATAAAACATATCTGCAACCGCAATACTTGTCGTATTATTGAGTGTAAGCTCTACGGACCCTGCGTCAGCGGAAGCTGTTATATTCTTTGTTGCTGCAGATGTGTTACTATACTGAGGCAATTCTACAAAGAATGCCTCCAGACTTGCTTGTCTTTGCAAAAGAAAAGGGTATACTACGTTAAACTGTGCCTTTGTGAGCTTGTTATATTTAATATCAACCATAAACTTTTGATACTTGTTTATACTACGAAAAGCAAGTCCAGAATTAGATCGATTCATTACGGTAGGCTGTTGAGAAGTTATAGTTACAGAAGAAAACCCAGGCCCGTAAGAGCCTGAGCTGTCGTCGCCCGCTGCATTTATGCGATTGTTTGGATCTGGTAAAGTATTTTGTATAGGCATTATAGCTCCGCTACATTAATTTCTTCTAAGAAAGTATTGCCCTGTGCATTTGCAGCGTCTCTAATCATACTAATGATATTCCCGCGCTGATTCATAAGCACATCCTCAACGCCTGCCGCATCTACTGCTGAAATATTAATTGTTGCATTTACTGGGGTACCCTGTTGGACCTCATCGTTTGGAACAATACGTCCAGGCTTTTCTGGTACGAATAACTCAGGGCCTTGCTCTCCTACCATAAATGCAGTGTTTCCTCCGTTTGCACGATACTTTGCACCTGTAAACGCAGGAGTTGGAGTAAAGTTTTCTGGTCCGCCTGTACCTCGTGCACCACGGAAGTATGCAAGTTCTCCCGCCGCAGAAGTAGAACGCCCTATGTCTACTGTAGTTCTTCTCTCTCCTACAGATACTTTTGTAGGTGCAGAAGCCTCAGAACTTGCTGTGCCTCCTCCTTGATAGGAAGTTGAAGAGATTGCAGCAAGTTGAGCAGCTCCCATTGCAATTGCCATAGCTACGTTTGGTAGTGTATAGGGTAGGCCGGGAGGTGCGGACGCGGCTTGCATCGCGGCCAATGCTGTAGACATAATAGTCTGGCCCATTTTCATTTTTTTATCTTGCTCAAATGCTTTTCTTTTTATGTTTTCTTTTTTCTTTTCTAGAGCTGCAATTTTTGCCATGCTAGCTTGAGACTTGCCGTCTCGTTTTTTCTCTGCTGCAATCTCTTTATCAACTGCTGATACAGCTTGCTTTGCTTTTGCTTGCTGCATTGCTCCGATGGCTGAAATAGTGGCTCCGACTGCTTGCATTGCAGTCTCCATTGTTAAACCTTTGCCGCTTATTTCGTCAAATACATTACCGAACGCTTCTCCCATTTGAAGAGCGCCTTGAGCAATAGAAGACATTAGAGCACCTTCTGGGCTTAGCTGAGCTAACTCTGACATGAAGCCCTCTGTTTGCTCTTTTAAGAACGCAAACTTTTCGCCCGCGGTACCTTGATTCATTACACCTTCAGGGTCTGCAGTATCTTGCGCTACTCCTGTTATAGCATTTGTCATTCCTTCAGGAGCACCTAGGCGTATTGCTTTTTGTCCCGCGATACCAATTTTTTGCTGTTCTAAAGCTACTAGTTCTCTATTTAACTCAATCTCTCTGTTTAGAAGGTCGAGTCTAGCAGCAGGATCTGTCTCTGTTGCTAGATCTGATTGTACTTGAGACATTTCTAGTTGATTTGCTAAAGTTTTGGCTTGCATGGAATCTTCTATACGGCCCTTTGAGGCAAGAAACTCCGCTTCTTTTCTCAAGAAGTCTAATCGTTGGGTTTGTTGCTCTCTTTCAGCATTCATCTGTAAGATAGTAGCATTCTGTAAAGCTTGTTTTCCTTCTTGCTCAATTTTAGTAACTGCTGCTGCTTCTGCCGCAGCTTGCATTGCACCTACTCTGCCCGATGCTTCGTCTAATCGACTACTAAGAGAGGACGCATCTTCAGGAGCAAGAACTCCTTCCTTTTCTAGTCTTTCTACCTTCTTTTTCTCTAAATCAAACTGAAGTTTTAAGAGTTCAAATTCAAGAGCGATCCTCTCTTTGGCCGCCTTAATTTTTTCCTCTTCTATAGCTTTATTTACTTGTAGTTCGCCCTCTCCAGTTCTTTCTAGTAACGGATCTTCTGCGGCAGCAGTAGCTCGCTCAGCCGTAGTAATAGAACGTCCTTGTTGTGCTGCAAAAAGCTCCATTGCCATTTGTGTCTCAGCTCGAGTCTGATCCATCGCTTGCTTTCGAACAGCTAGCTCTTTATTTGCTATATTTAATAAAAACTTTCTTGCTTCTTGTTGATGATTTAAAAGGTTGATTTGCTCTTGAGCAACATTTATAGCTTTTTCTTCTATAGTTACTTTATCTTCTGCAAGGCTTTTTTGTCTGTTTTGTAACTCTAGTATTTCTGCTTCCAAGGTTAAACCCTGCAAAGAAGCTTTTTGCTCTAATGTCATTGCATCGAAAGCTCTTTGTTTGGTTCTTTCTTGTGCTTGTAGTGTAAGAGTTTGTTCATCTATAAGTTTATTTTGTGCTTCCGCAACAGCGACAGCTTGCCCAGAGAAAATAAACTTTTTCTTTTCAATGTTCAGTAAATTTTTTGCATTAGCCTCAATTACTTTTCCTAAAGAGATACGGTTTCTATCGTTTTTAATTATTTCTGCAGTTGCTTTTACTGCTGCAAGAAGTGCTGCACGATACGCTTCTGTGTTTCGTACAGTGTGCGCCATACTCTTGCCTACTTCTTTAGAAAAGACGCCCGCATCCATATCACCTACTACCTTTCTCAGGCCGTAAAACTTTAAAGTAGCCATGTCAGTTTCATTAATTAGTTTATCGAGTTCAGAATCTTCTACTGCTCCTGCGAGAGCCTTTGCAAAATCATCCGCCGCAGCTGTTACTTCGTCTAAATCTGTAGGTGTTATTCCCTCTGCGTAGTAGTTTCTTAATGCTTCTGCGCCTGCTTTTGAAGCATTTGCAAACCCCGCTGCTGCATTTGCTTTCAGTCTTTCTGCCTCGATTACTTTATTTTTTATATCTTCGATTAATCCGTAGTCAAACTTACCATCTGGGCCTAAAAGAACTTCTTGTAAGGTTTTCCCCTTGTATACTTCTTTAAACGCCGCGGCCATTGACTCACTAGAGTTTAAAAAAGTCTCTAAAGTTTTCGTAGACTTCTGTGCGGTACTTTCAAACCCTACTAAATTTACAAAATCTGCAACACTATAGTTATACTGCTCCATGTCTTTTCCCAAGAGAGCAGGAAGTGCGAATAAAGTTCCAAACACTGATTTAGCATCAAGCTTGTCTAAATTTTTCATAATCTTATCATCTAGAGGCTCAATGTCTGTTTTGCTGTACTTTTCAATAAGCTTATCCAACTCACTTACAGCAGTATTTAGAGCATTTGCTCGTGCAATTGCTTGATCAGTAAAAAGCTCTATTTCAGGAATAGCTTTCAGTGACCCTGAAAGCTCTAGTAAAACTTCATTTGTTTTTCCAGCTTGTTCTGTAAACTCTGCTAAAGCTTCGGTCTCGTAAAACCTTGAGTATACAGCTTCCGCGGCATACTTAATAGCACCTAAAGCTAGAATAATTAATCCTAGGTGAGGAAGCATAGCTACGAGTGTAGCACCTAAAAACCTTATTCCTAGACTGACTACTTTTGCAGCATTTCCTACAAAAATAAATGTTTTACCTAGTAGAGTTGATTGTGCCATTGCAGCGCTGGCTGCAGTGTTATATGTTCTAACTTGAACTATTAATCTTTTAAACGCTAGTCCGTACTTTCCTGCTGCAATAGATCCAAATATTTGTTGTTCTCGATGCGCTTTAGTAGCTACAGTGGCTTTATATTCCGCCATAGCCAGTCTATCCACAGCTATACTCGCATTTTTAACTCCTACAGCTTTTGTTAACGTAGTTTTATTAAATAAACCGTTTTCTTTAACATGCGCTTTTAAGTGGCCAAATCTACTAGTTAGACTCTGGTTTCCGTAGCGCATTGCAGTATTAAACTGTTTTGTATTTTGAGTTCCTTCGGATAAGCTTTGGGCATACGTATTTACCGACTTTGTACCGTCAATTGTTGTAGCAGAAAGTTTAGCTTTTTGAGCAGAAAGAGTAGCCGCGTTTGCAGCGCTGCTTGCTAAGCTCGAAGATAAATTACTTACAACTGGAATTAAAGAAGCAATTGCTGCTCCTATCGCATTTTTACCTACAAGAAGTAAAGAGCCTGCTAATAACAAAGAATTGTCTGCTAACAGTTGCATAAACTTACTAAGCTTTAAAGTATCATTAGCAAATGTGGTCAAACTTTTAGTTAGATCTGCAAAAGAGGCAGCAAGTTGGTCATAGGGACTTGTTTGTACTTTATCGTTTAAAGCGGCATACTTTTTCTCCCCTTGCTCTAAAACGGCATTCATAAACGCTTGCCGCCTTTCAAAGTTTGTCAAGGCCGTTCCGCTTTTTCCTATGCTTTTACCATACTCTTGGGTTGCTTCGTCTAGTCGTACCATAATACCCAATTCATCAAGTAGTTCTGGTTCGAGCTTAACCGCACCTCGAGTAAGTCGTGCAAGAGAGTCCGCAGTATCCCTACCTAGAGCAATACTAGCATTTTTGGCTACTTTACCTAATCTTTCGAGAGTACTAGAATCGAAACCTGCTCCGATCACCATAGATGTAGAGCGCATAGCCTCTTCAAGAGCAATCGCGTTCCCTGTAGCATCTTTTAAGCCTTTAGACAGCGAGCGCATAGCAATACCAGACTGCTGCCCTATAGTAACTAACCCTTCTTCCAGCTGTTGGACGGCGGCGGCTCTCTGTAAAACTCCGAATGCAGCAGAGATTGCAAAAACGTTTGCAGCTAACGTTGCGTAAGCGCCAACAAGACCACCACTTCCAGAAATGGCGTCTCGCATCTTAGAAAAACCTTTTGTGCTATTACTAGTAAGACCCGCAACTCCTTTTTCACCCTTACTGTAGCGATTTCGTGAGCTAGAAAGCTGATCAGTAGATTTACTGAGTTTTTCAGTAGATTTACTTGCTGCCTTTGCTTCACTTTGAATTGCTTTTAGAGTTCCGTCTTTCTCTACTCTAAACTTAATAATTATGTCGTTAGCCACTAGACTTTCTCTTTAGCTTATCTCGCTCCCGTTTAATTTGTTCAGAAGATTTTTTGATAGCTCTCGAGTCTAAGAAATTTAAAACTTCTAGTACAAGTTCTTTATCTTCGACTCCATGTAACTCTAATAAAATAGGTAAATTTGTGTAGTCTTTTCCAACAAAACCTATATCAGGATAAACTCTATCTCCCAAAAGATTAAAAATAAATATAGCTTGTTGAACTTCTTCGGGAAGGTCATTTATGTCCGGAGGCATCTCTTCCGGATTAGGTTCCTTCCCTAATTGTTCGCACATTTCTAAATAACGTGCTTGAGTCATTTTTGTGTCTAAATTATTATATAGCTTATCCAGCCTCTCCATCGCTGTCTCTTTCTGGAGAGCTACGAAAGTTGTCTAAGTCAAAGACTACCTCGTTAAGCCATGTATCGAATTCAGTAGAAGAAGATACAAGTACTTCTGCATTTTCTTCGTTAAAAGGTAGCTCTTCTGATAAATCTTTACCGTCAGTATCAATTAAAAGAAGAGTTTCTAGATGCTCAAGTGTAAGGCCCTTCCAGCCTTTAACAACTGAAGAAGAAAATTCTGTAACAAATCTCTCTTCATCAAGAGTTTCTGTAAGTTGTCGTGTTTTACGATCAAACTTTTGGCTTGTGCACCGCTTACGTAGATTTGTCAATTCTTTTCGAGAAAGATTAGCTACTTTTACTGAGAATCCCGAAAGTCCTGGAAAGTCAATCCAAACTTCTTTGACATCTACCATTAGTTTTTTTAGTTGCATTTAATGCGCTCCTTAAAGTGTGTTATAGTTAATAAGTGTTGATAAAGTACTATTACTTGTAAGTCTCCAGTCAAAATGCTCCGTAAATACTGTGTCAGGAGTCATTCTAGAAGTAAAAGAACAGGTATCCATATTAAAATTAATGCCATAAAAAGAACCATTAATTGTTTCGCCCATCCTTATTAGCAAAGGTGTACTTGTATCAAAGTTTAAAAATCGTGTTTGTGAGCCATCTTTTAAGTATCTTCCTATGCTTCCTGCAAAAGTTTTCTTAGAGACTGTAAATCCTGAAGGATACATTGCGTTTGCTCTACTAGAAACATCTATTCCGGCATGAACTGTTTCATACTTATTCCATGATACTTCATTTTGTAGTTCAGCAGACACAGTAAATACTTCCGTAGAAATATCTGCAGAATCTAAAGTTATAGTATTATCTAGGGGTTGAAGATACCGACGAGAAGAGGCTCTCGTAACTTCAGTGCCGGGGACGTCATAAGAACCGTCTCCAACTCTGTTCAGTTTTTCCGCTTGCCCAGAAAGTGATAACCTTAGTTCTGTAGATCGCTCGATTACAAAAGAACCATTAGTAAAAACACAATTATCTAGGTGAAACGTACTTTCGTCTGACTGTATGTATAAATCAAAATTTGCACAGTCTAATAATCTAGAGAATGCAATTTTATTATCGTTTTCTTGCAAAAGCGGCGTTGTAAAAGTAAAATCAGCCGGATTTGCTTTTACAATAGTTGAAGCTTCAAAAAAATCTTCGCTGTGCAAGGTTTTAACCGAAGTTGTTTCCTCAGAAAAAGTTTGCCCAAAACTTAAGTCTTGTAAAACATCTAATTCATATATAAGTGATGTATCCGAGTACACAGCAGTTATTTCTGCTTGCGTTAGTTCTCTGTTCCAAAGACGAAGGTCTGATACGTGACCTTTAAATCCATTGTTTCCTTGTAGGCCGTCGTCCTCTACATTACCGCATACAGCCAGTCCTCCGGGAGTAGGGTTTGCGTCACTTCTAGTATAGTTTTCTGTTCCTTTTGATACTCCATTTACAAAAGCTTCTATACGAGTACCATCAAAAGTAAGTAATAAATGATTCCATTGATTGGGCGTTGTAATACCTAAATCTTCGTTTCCAGGCTCTCCAAATAGAAGTAGTGGATTATTTGCGTTACTTTGATTCATACGAACACCAAAACCTTCACTTAAATCTCTACTAACTATTCTATTTTGGTCTCCTCCTGCAGAAGTTGTTTCGCTTTTAAACCATATAGAAAGAGTCCACTCATCATTTTCATCTTCCCAAGCATTTGCTTCTTCTCTACTTAAAACTAAAACACTAGCAGTGTTAGTAGTCGTTTGAAAACCTTTTCCCGTAGGACTTGATACTCCTGTAGTTATCTGACCAGAATTTATTGTATCTGTTGTATTTCCCCCGGATACTTTGTCTACTAATCCATCTGTTAAGTTTTCTAGGGTAAAGTGATGCACAAGCCCCGAAGTTGGATAGTTAGCTATGCTACTAGAACTTGGACCATTCATTACTAAGTAAACTTTACTGTTTCTTTTAAAATTTGTCATAGTAGCTCCAACATTTATAGACAAGTATACTGCACCAAGGATGCTTTGTCAAGAATTATTTTTTGAAGGTAAGAAAAAAGGGGCCGGAGCCCCTTCTGCTGTAAGTAGTAACTATTATCCTCTGTAAATAACAGTAGCCTCATTTGTACCATCAATTGAAGAAGGTAGCGCATGGAAATTAATTTCAGTAGAAATAACATCTTCGATTGAATGACTAGGAATCTCGAGGTGAGCAGTAGGAATGTCTAGAGTTAAGCTAAGATCCCCAGTTCCTCCGACGTTAATTGCCATATCAAAAGAGTTAGTAATTGTAGTGGTTGCACCAATTAAGTCTTCAAACAAATCTCTGCTGGCATCGCTAGCAGTATCTAAATAACAAGTAAGAGAGCCTCCAATACTACGAGTACCTGTCACGTGGCCCAAAGGCTGATTAACAATTCCAAGAGTCTCTGGAGTAAGGAACGTAATATTGTTTGAGAAAGTAATACTTCCTCCTGTCAAAGTAAGAGCGTATGTCTTAGAGGAACCACTTACATCAGAAGCTAAGTTCAGTGTAGTGAGACGGTTGCGAATAAAGTTGCTAGAGGATCCAGTATTACGACCAAGCGCAGCAGTAGCATCAAGGCTGGCTTCTTCCGTAATAATCTTACCGAAACCTGACCAGTTAAGCGTTGCAATTCCGTCAATATCAAAATCAATACCTACTTCATTGCTTACACAATCTGCAATTTTATAAATAGTTACGTCTCCGCCAGTAGCAAAGCTGCCGTCAGTATCGGGTTGTCCTCCAAGTACAAAGAACAAGTCAAAAGTACCAAGAGCTGCTTTGTTTGACTCATCAAAGTCATAAGTATGAGTGTTAGATGAAACAGATACGCCCGCAGCCCAAACACCTGCGTCAGCAGGAGTAGCATCAGCTGCAAAAGAGTTAGCAGCTACAAAGTTAGCCCATAGACACTCTTCTGCACAATGACCTGCAGTATTTGGACGAACGTATGTTGAAAAAGACCAGTCTGCAGGTGCATATGAATCGTTGAACATTTGACGAGCTCGTCTACTTCCTGAATCCGATTCCATCTCGTTTAAAGTAATTTCAGAAGCGTTCGTAGCTTGGGAAAAAGAAAACCCATCTAGTACTGGAAGTTCCCATATATTGTCCCCATTATCCGCAGTATTTCGCTGCACTGCGAACACTCTAGTATTGCGGCTAAAATGTAATGCCATAGTTTATCTCCTATGTATATTGAAAGGACTAGGACGTGAACGTTTGTTCTTGCCAGTCGTTTCTAGTAACGAACTTCTAGTAGTATTTCTCCAACTCCTAGAGGCTCGAGTACTCCTTCATCAGTATTTATACTGATTATATTAATTTGGTGTGTATGTTGCGTATTTCCTCGATTGTCGGTAAACTGCAAACGAGAATTACTTTCAATCACTGTTTCTATATCTTCCATAACAGCATCTAATGCTTCTACAGAATTTTCATCTCGTACGTATATTCGTACTGTTATGGATAAGAATCTATCCTTGTATCCTCCGCCTTGGTAGTCTCTTGTTTCTGAGCCGAGATTTAAATGCACGGCAGGAAACTCATCTACTTCATCCCAAAACTGCAATCGAGGATGTACATTATTAAACAGATTAGTATTAAACTCACCTGTTTGATTTATAGTTTTTAACTTATCTACCAGAGCATTTACAATTCCAAGCCTTTTAGTTGAGTAAATACGATTTACATCATTTGTCATTATACTCTCCTAGTGTAGAACCTTCCAATTGCCATCTCTGCTGCAATTTCTCTTATTGAACGATTTATCAACTTTCGAGGATCTCGTTCAGCGTCTCCTTGCTTATTTCCTGTTTCAAATGTTTGATAAGGACTTTTTCTGTAAGTATACCCTATACTTGGGAATCCTTGAGCAGTAGGAACTACATCTGTCACTCGTACTGAATTTGCAAATCTACCAGTTACATTAGTAAGCGCCGGAGGCCCCATGTTCTTCTCTACTGTTTCTGGTAGCTTTTGGTTTATCAAAGCTGCTAAAGAAAACATCGAGGGCCCTGTTCTTGATTCGCCAGGGCTTAGTCTAGTTTTAGGAATAGCTGCTTTGGCTATTTCACTACGTACAACCTTACTTTTTTGTTTTTTCTGCGAGTCTACTGCGCTTCTTTTTGTAGCTTTTGGCTTTTTAACCTTAGACACTTTTACATACTTGCCTTCAGCCTTTTTAAACTCAGTCATTACGTCATAAGTGACTTGTTTTGTTTTAAATTCTTCTATAGAATCGGAGCCTTTTAATTCTGTAATAGGCTCTTTAGAGTTTAGTTTTACAAGTGCAGCCTTTAGTTGTTTTCTAAACTCTGTTTTTTCTTTTGCCGAATCAAAACCGGTTTCTCTATTTTCAACTTTACTTTGTGCAAATATTGAATGAGTATCTGTAGCATCGTCTCGAACGAACTTAAGGCTAATACCAAGCTCTTTAAAATTTGTCTGTAAATTATCTTTTACAACTTGTCTCATATATTTTTGATTGATTGCAGTATCAATCGCATCAGACATACGAGACTCTAAAATACCTTCCCCTTCTTCGTGCCCCGCTTCTAATAAATCAGAGCCGTGTTGAATTTCTTTAGTAGGATCAACACTTATTGAACTTTTAAATGTACTTCTATCAAAATCTATTTTTGTTTTATTAAGTCGCTTACCATAGTTTGTTTTTAAATGCTCATTTAAGTCTAGCACAAAAGAATTTAGTTCGCTTTTATATAGCTCTTTTAACTTTATAAAATTATTGTAGTTTTTATCTGTACTAGGGTTCTTTTCTGTTGCAATAACGACTTTAATAGAGTGTTGATTTCTTCGTATTAAAATACCTCGACGTTGTTTAAACTTTGCTGCATTTTGACCGCATACATTAAGTATTTTAGTTGCTCCAGCTTCCATAAAAGCCTGAACAGATTTTGAGTCAAACTCTTTTAACAACTCTCTTTTGTCGAACTCTTTTCTTAACTCTTCTACAAAACGACGCTTGTTGAAAGTAAAGACCATTTCACGACCATCGGCCTCTCTTCGATACTTTGCACTAGAACCGTACAGCTCTTTGTCAAGTTTTGTCAAAAATTTAATTAAACTTTGACGACTCATTAAAAGTTTTTATACATATCAAGAATTCTTTTGATATGG